CATTACCTTCATCCCAAATCTGAGTATCAGTTACTGATGTAGCCGCAAATGATCCGACAATCATGCTGATAGTATTAGGATAATTCTTGATTACCCAACTTCCACCATGGATCAAATTATAAATTAAAACTGCGTCGACATGATCTGACCCAGCTGGAACTATGCCTACCCATATCTCACTCCGATATGGCCAAGCAACGACTTTTGTCGCATCTCGGAACTGATCACTGATTCCTGCGGCCAGCGATGAGCGAACGGCAAAGTCGGCAATTGATTTCGTAGTCTGCCCATCAAAGACCCGAATATCCCCGCTGTCGGCAAAAAAGTGCATTCCTTGCAATGCTGTGACACCATCTGGTGAATCACATCCATGATCTACAATTACACGGTTAAAGCCCATTATAAGCTCATCGCCGCGCAAGAACATGCGGTAAATCGAATCCTTTTTGTAGATGGCCAGGTCATCGCCAAACAATTCAGCTGTAACTAGATAACTGTCCGTATCTCTAAGCTGAATAGAACCTGCTAGATTCTCAGAGGTCGATTCCCATGCTTGAGGAATCTCACCTTCAGCGGCAGCATCGGACCATGCAACCCGAAACTTTGCACCGGATACAAGTTGATCATCAAATCCCAAGGCGACGAGATGGTTAGTAAAAGCATGTATCTCAAAACATCGCCATGAGGGGTCCCAACTTGGAAGCAATTCCAACTTGCCCGTCTCATCAGGCCAATACAGCGGGACGCCCTCTGTCGATGAAACAATCAACGTCCCAAGGAAGACAGTATATGTAACCCTGCCCTGTACTAGTGCACCAGGATCTCCGCCTTCCGTATAAGCATCCCAGTATGATGCTGCCGTATCCCATGTCTCATTTGAATCATCCCACTCAAATTCGGATGGCGCAGTACCAACTGTGGTAAGTTCAACCCATTCTTTATTTCGGAAAACGTATACTTGGGTTCCATCGCTAATTACCAGATACGTCGATAGAATCCCCTCAAAAGCATAGGTATAAATAGGCTTAACTGGCGGCTGATCAAACAGCATTGTATCGCCAAGTGCGCTTCTGATATCACCAGCGAGCAGATCAATATTAAGCAGTTTTGACCATTGCCCAGGCTCCAGCAAAGTCGACTGCGGATCAAGCGCTAACGCCAGCTTTCCGAAATCCGAAATCCTGACTAAAGGCATAACGCCCCCTTACGACAATCTCTGCCAGATTGCGCAGGCTAGATATGCCGGCCTATTTTCATGCGACTGGCCGCTGCCTCGCGAGTCGGTCGAGCCAGCTGTGGTGGTAGTAGTGCCCGTTTGATGTCCACTGCCCCCCGATCCTGGCTTGTAAATATGAAATCCCGCGCCCCCTTCTCCGGGCTGGTGAACATGAGCCGGCATCTCCGCTTCGGTCAGCGTATGCTCCGTCTCGCCGCCAGTCGAGCCAAGCGAATATGCAGGTGCATCGCCATCCGGATCAGCTCCCACGCCTACGAGAAAGCGCCCCTCGGAGATGATCCCCCACGTGCCCGGCAGAAAAGTGCTCGGATTATGAGTACCCATGGTGAGATAGATCGTGCCAACAGGGAAGGCCGACTCCCATGAAGTTACCGTTGCATTAAGTTCGGCTGCAGTAGCAGTTACTGCCTCATTACCGAGGTTCGGAAAACTACCTTGAACAGCCTGTTTAATGTTTCGTAGATGGTCATCACCCTGCCTCTGGGATTCCGTTCCTAACGGCCATGCGGAATTTAGATCATCAATGAAAAGAGGATTTGTTTCTAATCCCATAATATATTCGCCTAAGTAGCTAAAGGTGAGGCTAATGCTTGGCCATAAGGAACTCTTGCATTCCAATCATCTGTGATTAGTCTATTTATGCAAGTTTGATATTCAGTAATATAACGTAATGCTTCTTGCTGATTCTCTTTAGAAAAAATTGCTGCTTGTAATAAAGAGCCATATAGATATAAACTAGGACTTTTATCTAATAGCCAATGTGTATTAACTACAGCTAATGAAGGAAGTCGTTGATAGTATCGTAGAGTATATTCTGATTGTGCATCACTAAATACTAAACGAGAACCATCTATTGCATATGCATTAGTACATACTGTTATGTTGTCTAATGTAGTAAAAGTTAAAGGTACATTATCAACAAGTACTCTTTCTACTTGTAAACAATCCGTAGGTAAGTCAATGGGTAAAGTAGGATCTGTAACAGATGATGTTACATCTACTAATGCCTCTCGTAAGCGTAATTCCGCAGTATTATTTATATCAGTTTCTGCTAAAACAATAAGCGTTGGAATTATTGCTTGTAAATCTGGTTCACCTTGTAGGTCAGGCCAGTTAGCAATAGCTGAAACTAATTCATCATAAGTCATTATCGACTCCGTCTAGCTTGGGAACTACGAATAGCACGGCCTTGCTTATCAGCTTTAGCCTTAGCACCTTTACCACAGTACTTCTTCTGCTTACCCCATTGGTAGCAACCCTTCCCTTTCGCTTTAGTCGGCATTAGGATGCTCTTTGAAATATAAACGTTCACGATGCTCGGACTGCTTGCCCTTGTTGAAACAAGCAACAGGGCGAAAGTATCCCATTACACGAGTCCATACTTCGCACCGTTGCCGCTCTTCATCTTTCAGATTTACTTTCATTCGTTTCCCCGCTGCGCCTCAAGTGCATTCGTTACCGCCTGATTCGCCGTCTCGGCCCTGCCGGCACGGTTCGCTTGTCGCGTAATCGTTTGGATTAGGTTCCCCACAATACGAAGCAACTCTTTCCCTTCCCCTGTTCGCGCAATCGACATCTCTTTCCGGTCTTGCTCCACCAAGTTCAAATATTCCGACATGCGCTCAAAGGCGCTTTCGAATCGACCAGCCTGAGCAAGCCCGTTCAAATAGTCCACGCCCTGCAGAATGAAAATGATGATAACCACCGCCAGCACCCAACCTTTATCCGCGGGAGCCATCGAAGCAAGGCCGGTCTTGGCGACCCCGCTCCAGTCCTGCCCGGAAAGCTGCTCGCCAGGCTCGACAAAATCTTTCCGCGGCTCGCTCATGTCTTGATGACCAGCTTCCGGCCGTTATTTGCATCCTCTGTTATGCATACGCCAGGAACAAAAGTCACGGCCTCGGCAATTGCGTAACTCCCGTCGGGGTTTTCCTGCTGTATAGTCACCTGGACAACACAGCCGACGGAAGGAATCTCCATCGCTTTGGTGCTCTTCATCCAGCCCTCGCTGACGGAACTGGCCTTGCACAGAAGCTGAAAGGCATCTCCATTCCCGACCACCTTGATGTCCGGGACATTCTGCCTGGCACCTGATACATCTGAATTGTGTAGCGTTTTCATTTATTCGTCCGGTAGTGAGCCCGTGTCCTGGGTCTCTTCCCAGTACAGCCTGTCGGTCTGCGCATCGTCAAGCCCAAGCGTCTCGTAGCCTTCCTGCACGCCCGACTTGACCAGGGATAGATGTAGGGCCACCTGCTCGTCTTCGGCCTGCCCCATGGCCGGCTGAGCGGCCCACACATCGATAGGAACGTCGTCATCGTCTGTCTGCCACTCGCTGGCTTGAGGCTTGAAAGCGTTGACAGTGTACAACAGGTCCGTGCACTCTTCATCCGCGTATGCACTGATAGAGCGCTTCGCTACGTCACGGGCGGACTCTCCCACCACCTCGGCCCGGAAACCGTATTTGGTATTCGGGCCTGCGGTGAGTTCTTTGTGCCGTATTTGGATTTGGATAGGAGTGTTCTCCGGCGGGTAAACGCTGTCGGCTGCCAGCCAGCGCCTCTGATGCCCTGCGAATGCGGCGTAATCCAGTGACCCGGTAGCCTCGCCTCCGCGACTGTCACTGCCATCCGGGCGCTTGTGCGAAGGCCGATTTCCCAAGGGGCGGATAGAGGTATAGGCCGCTTGATCGACAGCGGACAGAGACCCATTCGCTTCCCACGCGCCAATAGTCGAGGATCCCGCCATCTCCGGCTTGGAGATGATGTCCGGGACAGGACCGCCCCCGGCCTGGAAGTAGATGTACGTAAGATCACCGGCTTTGTGGAAATTGCTTGGGTGGTAATCGTCCTCACCTATGTCCCACACGGGGTCTGAAACGACATGAATCAGATAATACATGCGTCAATGTCTCCGTTTTCTTGCTGGGCCAACAGCCGATTACTGTGCTGCCATTTGTGGTACTCCTTGTCCGTCAGCTTGCGCCATCCGTCGGGCACGAGCCTATCGGGCGGAATAGTGGCAATCCACCCCGTGGCAATGTGACGGTAGACGTTGTGGTCGCTCATGAGCACCCCGCCGGTATACTACCCGGCTGGCTAAGCGCTGCAAGCTGGTCGTCGGTTAGCGGCTCGTCGAAGAGCTGGAAGGAGTGGTAGAGACCGGGTGTGCGGTCATTATTGTAGTGCCCAATCAAATACTCCGATGCATCAGTATGATCTAATATTCCAACCACTTCCTCTGCTTCCTTAAAAGATCCATTTGAATATGTTTTTGATATTACATTTGCATTATTAGTTTCACTTGAATTAACTACCTTTATCCGCACGTTTGGAGTTACAGCATTCACATCAACATTGTGATAAACACCACCGGGTTGTTTTACAATAGCCCAGTTTTCAGCTCTACTCGTCCGAACTTCATTTGAGCCCCCACGACTATCATCAGATCCATAGAACCTTAGTGGCTCATAATCCTCTTGGCTACCGCTTGTAATAACCCAGTTATTTGGAGCTTGTGTTAATACATCATACTCAGTTTGTTTGGAATATGACGCTGTTCCTGCATGAAATTGTACATCTGCTTTTACTACTTGAGCACTCCAGGATACTAACAATCTATCAAAGTTTGCGTTACCAAACTCTGAACCATCAAACATATTTGCTGCTGTAATCAATGAAGATACATCAAAATGTGATACATCAATATCTTGACTACAGTTGCGCATCATATGAGACATATCCGTCACATTTGATGTATCAAATCCACTTAAATCAGGTGTTGATGTCATTGATGTCCAGTTATACATCATATTAGACATGTTCGTCACATTTGATGTATCAAAACCTGACAGATCAGGTGTTGATGTCATTGATGTCCAGGTATGCATCATATTAGTCATACTCGTTACATTTGACGTATCAAATCCACTTAAATCAGGTGGCGATGTCATTGATGACCAATTCTGCATCATTGTATGCATACCCGTTACTTTTGATGTATCAAAACCACTTAAATCAGGTGGTGATATCATTGATGGCCAGTTATACATCATATAAGACATATTGGTTACTTTTGATGTATCAAATCCACTTAAATCAGGGGGTAATGTCATTGATGTCCAGTTATACATCATATTAGACATGTTCGTCACATTTGACGTATCAAAACCTAACACATCAGGCGGTGATGTCATTGATGACCAGTTATACATCATATAAGACATATTGGTTACTTTTGATGTATCAAAACCTGACAGATCAGGGGGTGATGTCATTGATGACCAGCCGCGCATCATAAGAGACATATCCGTCACATTTGACGTATAGGCATCGCCCGTTGCAGTACAATTGATATTAGAACACCCGAAAAACATTCCATTGGCATTTGTTCTTCCCACATCGCCCCAACTGCTCAACTCAATTACTTTGAGCTTATCACCACTGTTGTTGAAATAAACCCAAGGCAATGTGCCCGTCACTGTGATTGTATGAATACCCGCCGTTGCATAAGTATGAACAAGCAATGCATCGTTGAAGGTTGTAATGGTATTTTGAACACCGTCACCCCAATCAAATTGAGCGTTATAGACGCCTGTATTACCGCATGGCAATGTAAATGTTTCACCGTCAGAAGTCGTTTCTACTTTAATTATAAATTCTGTACTCATTATTATTCTCCTCTAAATGGTGTTACATCACAACCAGCCACAAAGTCATTATGGACATTCACACCTGTATAAGATAGATTATCAGCTGCGCGCGTCAAGGCTACGCCGGAGGTTGGTATGTAGGAGGTTGGGCCTGGTGCAAGTTCAAGCTGAGCGCCCCAGATTCCAATTTTGTCACCAATAAATAAATCTTCATTTTCACCATTCAAGTCACTAGTCAGCCCTATATAAAAACTACCGTTTGCTACAGGTGCTAGTCGTCCTGATACCCTGAGAATATCGTTAGTTACTTCAGATACTGAAACTGCAAGCCAATTATCATTTATCTGGACTTCCAGCGTTTGCGAATCAACAACAACACCCCTATACCCATTACCAAATCCTGATAGTCTTATATAACGGTGTTGATCTCGTCTTATGTAAACTGAAGCTATATATTCGGTTCCGTCCGTTAAGACATTTTCCCCGACATTATAAACAGCCTTATCCTCTAAATTCTCCTCGTCTACTTCAATTGCAGACATGTCTAATGCGCCATTTGGACCAATAAACTGATTTGGGATTACGCTCGTATTTGGCGCAGTCCAGAGGGATGTAAAATCTTCAGAGTTCGTTGTGTGATTAGTAGCAGCAGCCTCATTCAAATAAGCAACATCAAGCAGTTCCGCCCCTTGCGCTTCGGTCACAACGCCATTGCCATCAACCGTATTGCCGTTTTTATAAGGGAAATATTTGACGCCGTCAACGCCGCACCCATGGTCCTCGGCGAGTCCGTTGGAAACGTATTCGCTTGGGTTTTGGTTGGCTTGGCCGGTTACGTTTTCAATTAACGGATACCTAAAATCAACACTCATCGCCTCACCATCAATACTATTAATACCTATAGCAATAAACTTCGGGTCCAATACTGTAATAGTTAGCGCGGGAGGGCTCAATCTTTCAAATGATTCAGCCAGAACGACTTCTATAAATAATCCGTTTTGGTTCGGTGTATCGGTGCGTATAAGTACCTTTAGCTTTTTGCCGATATCAGCGGGCTGGCTTGCGCGCATTTCCAAAGAGCCAACAATTACGTCGCCTGTTGATATGATGAACGTAGTGGAAGGTCGTATCACCATTTTTGTAGCGCCACCTGGAACGACAAAATCCATAAGATAAGAATCGTCAGCCTGTTTATCACTACAAGTAGCAGAGTTTTGAAGATTCCAGCTTATTGGTATGGTTTCTTTTTCCGTTTGTTCCAAAAGATTCTCAACCCGCCTCGCATTCTGAAACCGTGCTTCGTTATCTTTGCATGTACGAATCACCCCCTCGAAATCGGCGACAGTCGCAAGAGACGCGCGCGCAAATGCATATTCGATCATCGGATTATTGCCTTGTGGGAACTAGGGTCGCGGCTTGAGCGAGGCTGTGGAGAAATCCACGCAGATGTACGCCGATGGGATAGTATTAAGTGGACTACCTGGCCCACCTGGCCCATAAAAATTCCCAGTAGTATGCGCCTTAACGCCCTTCCCAAGGGGAGCATATAGCGGCCCGAATAGGCCACTTCTACGCCAAAACAGTAACTGTTTAAACATTAAGTCTTAGACCGTCTAGTATACTTTTTCTTGGCATGTCCTACATGGGGTGCTCATGCTCATGAGTATGTGTAGTTGCTGCAAATACTTCTACAAAACCACCACCAAAAGCTATATCACAACAATCCGGACCACCAGTATCTGGATCAGCAGCCCATGAATCAAAACCACTCGTCCATACAACATTCAATTCTGAATTAGCTTCATGTGGATTTGTTCCAACGAGTGCTTCTGCAGCAGCTGCAGCTCGTCCTTCACAATAGGCAGAACTGGAATTAATATGGTAATGACCATTTGTCGTACCGTCACATAGTTTACCGGGCATTAGATATCTCCTGCTGTTTCTGTAACTGTGAAGGTAAGAGAATACTGCCTTTATCAGGCTTCATAGACTCTGGTATAAGATTTTTTCTTACTGTCCTAAACTGCTCACAAATACCAGACTTCAATACTTTAAGCCAAGCTTTAGTATTAACTTCTGCATCCGAGCTAGCTAATTCAGGATTATGTTTAACTAAATTTTGATAATCAGCATAAGGAATCTGTCCTACTGGTAAAGCCCAACTACCTTTTCTGGTAACTGCTGTCTTATCAATATTGTCACGCCAAAATCTGTTCTGAGCATAATAGGGATCAGTATCCTGAACCCTAGTATGCCGAACAACCTTATCCTTAACTTCTAGTGTCTCTACGCCATCCTTGGCGATATCTATAGTCCGTTTCATTAGGCAACTACCGCTACCGTAGGATCAAGATCAGCGATGCAACCACTAGACTTCTCCTGGAAGCACAGTAAGGATACATCCGTAGACAATACCCTATGATCCGATAATCCAGTCTTGGCTAATGGTTTCGTTTCATATCCCTGTAGAGTACAATTAGACCAATAGTCAGGATCAAGCAGAAGCAGATCACAAGCATCAGCAGCATCAGCACCACCATCTAAGCTATCATACATCTCGTACTGCCTATCCGGTATCAAGGTAAGAGTAATACCAAAATCAGTAGCGAGAATATTGACAGAACCATAGGCAGTCATGCCTTTGCCCATATCTTTACCTTGCGTCTGCTCACTCGTAAGAGTAGCAATCTTAGCCGAAGAGGTAAAGTGCCAATTACTATAGTTACGGATCATCTTGGGATGACTAAGAGCTTTAGTGGGATTACCACCAACTACAAAGATATCCTCAAGCATGTCTTTAACAAAGCTATCTTCTAAGCCACGCTTGTTACCAGCTATAGCTGCGGCATTAGGATAACCAGCCTTATTACTGTCATCAGACATGGTAGGACCAGTACCAACACCATTACGATTGGTATAGATCCAGGTAGGTGCACCAGGAAGCAAGCCAGGACCAGTAGTAGCCGCATTGCCCTCGTCACCATCACCAGGCTGAGACTTCTGATTATAGAGCTTAATGGCCTCTTCGTCTCGACGTACTTCCTTCTGAATCTGTGCTACCTGAAACAGTAGCTCATCAGCACGTCCAATTGGATCTACATTCTGGCCACGTTCGGAAACAGCCACATTATCAAACATAATCTGATGATATGCGCCCATACGCTTACCAGTATCACCAGCCTTTGCAGTAATAGCTTGGCCATCAACTGCATGGTTAGCTACGTTACGAGCTCGAAGAGCACGCTCCGTAAACTCTTTCAGCTGATTATCTGCAGAAGTGGAACCAATCATATCAATAAAAGGCCGCTCTACTGGATCAATCTGAAATAATCGATCCATTACATCTTCATGAATTACACCACCTACAGGCGTACTGGCTAGATCTGTGGCATCTGTATTAGTTGTCGCCATTATCGTATCTCTTAAATCAGGTTAACAATTCAGGGTTTAAAGCTCTCTCAAGCCTGTGGGGTTTACTCTCTCAAGAATTGCCCAAATTAAGAAGTCCAGCATCTTCGGCAACTGCACGAAATGCTGCTCGTTTATCTTTCTCAAGATGTGACGTTTGTGCCCGTTTAATAGTTTTAGCTGTCCTTTCTAAGGAAGGTTTACTATCAACGTGCTTACCTCGTACAATGCGCTTCACAGTACCATCTCTCAATGACTGTGCAGTCTTTTTAACATCTTGCTGATGTTTATCCCATTGCATTGCTTTATAGAACATACCAATAGAACGAGCATCCACTAAGGAGGACACCTCTTGTGGCTGAATGCCTTCCCCAAGGAGATAGTCACGTAACTCAGTAACTGCCGTCTTTCTAGTGATAGGATCTGCAAAAACTGTAAGTTTACTTGCTAATTGTTTAGCTTGCTGTTGTTTATAGTTTATATAGTTCTGTTGCTGTAATGTCTGTTGTTCTTGACTAGCGCCCGCTAGCTGTTGCTGAGCTTGTGCATGCAAATTCTGTAGTCGAAGTAGCTCACTTTGAGCTCTTACTAAACCAGCAGTATCATCATCTTGCTGTAATGCTTCTAAAGTAGAAAAAGTAGCATTATATGCTTGCTCAATAGTAGCTACATTTTGCTGTGCTTGCTGTACAGCTTGGGTAGTTGGCCCTATTTGCTGTACATTTTGTGCAAGAGACTGTTCTTTAGCAGCAAGTTCAGTTTCTTTAGCTGTAATAGCCTGTTGTTGAGTTGTAAGCTCTTGTAAACTATCTTTAATCTCTGACCAGGTTTTAACCTCACCATTACTTGTCTTAAGTTTGAGGTTATAAAAATCTTCATCAGACCAACCCATTACCTCGGGTAAGTCATTAAAATATTCTACTCGCTCTTCTTTTTCTTCATCTTCAGTAGAAGCAGCAGTTTCTTCTATAATTTCTTCTGTAGTTTCTTCTACAGTTTCTTCGCTAGGTAACAATTCCTCTCGGACTGCAGATACTTCAGCTAGCGTTGGCATAACTATTTGTCCTAATAGTGTTAATAATAAAGTCTATTGCACTAAGCTTATCTCTAAGATGGCGCAACTCTATGTCATTCATATCCTCCCGAAATGTCTGAAAAAGGTTTGTAATAGTAACAGTATATAATTCGTCCAGAAAGCCAGACTTATTACACTGTTCACACATAGCAATACCATGATCACTGAAGTTTGTTTGGTACACTCTCTGCATCATATTTAGCATTTAACTCCACAAGTTGTAAGCGTAGTTCATTGTACTTAAACTCAAGATCTTTATTACCTTCTAGTTGTTTTATTTTAAGTTCAAGTTCTTTAAGCTCATTCTTCATCATCTGAACAGTAGCTGAACTTTGAGCCTTTATTGACTCAACTTGAGGTAGCAATTGTAGATTCATTAACTGAACCTGTTGTTGCTGTTCTTGCTGCTGTTTCTGCTGTTCTGCACGTTGCTGTGCTGCTTGCTGCCCTTCCTGACTTGCAGGATCTACATAATAACTTTGAGCATGAGGAACCATCAAAGCATTTGCACGTGCAATTAGCAACTGATACATTGATTTTTCTGTAGTAAGTATACTACCCTTTTCCATAAGTCCTTTTTGCTCATCAATAAGCATTGTATAATTCTGAGCTTGGCGTAGTCTATCACCCATTGTTAAGCCAAGTGCAACAGTAACGTTTTTGCGTATAGGCCAATTCGAAGGCGTAGCAGTTATCCAATTGCCCTCAATTTTAGCGCTAATTGGCTCTGAAAAATGTTGCCGTAAATTAGCATGTATCTTAACATATATTTGACGTAACAATGTCTCGGCTAATATCTTTGCAACTAAACTATTTAGTTGCTCCATTGCAGACATTATACGTTCTAAACCATGTGCAGTATCTCCACCAATTAAGACTTCTTCATTCGCCTTATCGATAGCAGAACCACCACTTTCTGTACGTTGCTTACCTGTAATAGCTAATAAATTAGCAACTTCTGCAGGATATGTATCTGCAGGTAAAGGTACAACACCATTTGGAGTAGTTAAGCGTACTATTCCACCAAAAATAGATTCTCGCAAATCTTCCATATTTGCTTGAGTACCTACTACGCCTACTCGCCCACGTACTGCTCGTTCACCTGCTGTTAATAACTGTCTAATAATCTTAGTGTTTATATCTTGAATTTGCTTAATTTTATCATATAAACTTATACCATCTACTCGATGCTGGTAAATAAAAGGTACACCAACTGCAAAAGGTTGTGTAGAACAAGGCTCATCAACCAAAATAGTAGGCGAACTTTCTAATTCACCTGCTATTGTAATTTTCCTTCGTTCTGCTATACCATCATTGTCTTCATCAATAAAGAAGTAACAAAAAGCAACACGAATCTGTTTATTACTTTCATGTGTAGCATTTGCTTCATCTGTATAAACATCCCGCTGTTTAAATGGCTGATCATATCCCCGTTGATTATACTCTGGAAGATCATCTACAATAGTCTTATCTATTCCCAAGGTGATCAATTCAGAAGCTGTAATCAAACGTTCCCTACCTACAAAGCGGGCGTCATCTAGATCTAATTCTTCATGATCCCCATTAAAAAGTAATTCATTTCTTGGGAAAGCTTGAATATATAATTGTTTTTGATTAACAGTCTTTCGTATAATAGCATCAAACTGTGAACTAAGAACATTTTCATCTATGTCCTCTATCATTTCACCATTAACTTCTACTAGTTCATCTGATTCTTCCATAAAAGAAGTTAATGTACTAATATTTACATTCTGTAATTTTTTATAGCTTACAACAGCTTTCTTATGTACTTGTACTTCTACAGCTCCTAATCGAAGTAATAGTGCATCTTTAATGGCTGTAGTAAGTTGTACAAAGCCTTGAGACTGTTGTAGAAAAATATTATTAACAAGTTGAGTCTCAATCTGTGCTTGTTTTTCATCTTCTAAAGTATCTGCTATAAAAGATACAGGTACTTCAGAAGCAAAGGCAGGCATAATATCTGCAATAGTATGTTCTATTGCATTAGAGACATCAGGAGATACAATTGTCTGAAATGACTCACTAATATCTTTATCTATGATACCTGGCTTTTTTAAATTAAAATAATCAAATGCATCCTCATTATTCTGTTCAATATTATTTGTATAATATTCACGTGCACGTGAAAACTCTTTACCGATAATAGAGCTAATATCCATTAGTGTTGTACTCTATTAACAGACTTATCCCAGTCTTTTGTATATCCTAACAATTCCGCACCTTGGCCAGCGCCACACGCAGCATACTGATCAGCCTCACACACATGTGAATAAATACTTTGCTTATCTGGTTGATCATGATAACGTTCTTCACCAACTACTTGCATTCTACGAAATTTATAACCACCACCCATACCTTTACGAAACATTCGAGCATTAGGTGAAATAAGAAAAGCAGGTTCACCTCCGAATGTCATCATACCAAGCTTTTTGGCAATAGCTTCTCGTCTAATAGTAAAATCATTTGTAGGAGCAGGCATTGCCATTATCCCTTGAGACTGCAGTATCATAAAAGGGGTTTGCTCATCTGTCTGTGCTGATTGATTACCTGCTGGATCACCATAAATCTCCATTGCATAACCTTGATAACTATTGCGTAGTTTTTCCCCAAGGAGAATACCAAAATTAAGGGCGCCCATCCGTGTAGTAACTACTTCATCAATAACTCGCCATTGGCCATTAATATGTTGATTAATAGTAGCAGCAGGAGTTAATCCAAAGTCAATACCAACATATAAAGGTTCAGTAGGTACAGGTTCTATAATATTTTTTGATACATGAATATCATCATTAAACTCAGGATAAACAGGGTTACCCTCTGCTACAAAACCATACTTACCATGTACATACACATTAATCCACTCTTGAGTTTTACCTGGCATCATATTTTCGTAATATGTAGCAGGTAGATTTAATCTGTTCTCAGCACTATCACTTAACCCAGATGGCTGATGAAATAACTGCCAACTCTCAGGTCTTACTTCTTCAAAGAATTTATAAATCCAATGATCAACATCACATGGATTAGTATCAAGAATAACACCATGCCAGTAGTTATCTATCTCACGTCTACTAGGAAAGCGTCCAACTCGCCCCATAAGCATATCAAGAACTGCTTTAGCTACCTCTCTGGCCTCATTTATCCAAGCACCGGTAAGTTCTAAAGAGAGTAATTTTCTAATATCTTGGGGTCTATCTAGGGCACGAAACAAGATTTCAAGGTCAATTATTGTGCCATCACCAGGTGCAAATTTGGCATGAAAGCGAGTATTTTGTTGATTCCAATAGCCTAAATCTTGGGGAATCCATTCAAAAAAGGTACGTATTGTAGTATCTTTTAACTCTGCATAAGTATTTCGAATTACTGCCCACCGAGACCGCCGAATACCTTCTTTATTTGGTGGTTGTTTACATGCACGTAGTAATACTTCAATACAGCAAGCAACAGATTTACCAGAGCCAATTGGCCCTAATAACATTCTCACAAAGTTATCAGCTTTGTGAAATTCCTTCATTGTAGGTGCTGCTATATAAGCTTCCATTATTTAATAGCGTGATTTTACAAAACCGTCAGTAGGACCCCAAAAACCACTATCTTCTACATTAAGTTTTAATCGTTTTGCTATTTCATCATGTAAATCTTGAGTAGCAGACCAAGCTAATGTATCTCCTTCTTTAGTTTTTACAAAGCGTACTAAATCTTGCTGTCCACTTACATCTTGTTGCAAATTCGATTGTTTAAAATCTTTAATAGTTTCTGCATTTAACTTATGTAATTCTGCTTTAGTAGGATTCTCATATACTTGAAAAGGTCTACTCAGTCCAAGACTAGTAGCTTGAGGCATATCTAATATCTTAGTAGAACCTAACCCACTAGGTATACCCGGTAACGCACCTAATAACCCTAATAAGCCTTTTCCCCAAGAGGGTTCATCTACAAAGTCTTGTGTATCAGCTAATAAACCTGCGGCATCACCGATAAGCGGCATTTGGGATGCCATATCCATGGGTGTGGGCCATAGATCTTCTATAGCTTGGCTAGCATACTCAGAATACCCTGGCTGTTGTGCCCGATATCCAGTATCTAGTTGCTGTTTATCCCAAGGGTTCATAGCCACTGGTATGTCCAGCCTATTCTAGCACCTGTACCCTTTAAAAACTGCATAAACTCAGATACAGTCATGTTTTTGATTACCCGTGCCAGGTAGGGCGCCCTTCGGCCCCAAAATGCCCTCCCAAGGGTATAATTCACCTCAGCTGCCGCACACCAAGAAGGTGCTTCTACTCTCAGTAGCTTAGTCATTACCA